TCTGTCGTGGGCAATGGGGGATCTGTGAATACTGCGCTGGGATATGACCATCCAGCATCGTACCAAGGCGTGATCGGGAGCACTACCGACACGCGAATGGGGCGCTCTTCGCCAACACTCTGCGGTTGCATCTCAATAGATGCAACCCATCCACGGTCACCATCCCAAACAACGACATCGCCCGGAACCAGGTCAACCATGCGCCAAGTGCAATCTACTATCACCGTGTCCAACTCGTAGCGCTTGCGGTACAGCCAGTATGACGAGGTTGAGCGAATTGGATTTTTGTGGGCGTATCCCCAAAAACTCATTTGATCTGTGAGGATTCCGTACTTTGTAACAGATGTATCGTCGCGGATTTCTACTTGTTGATCTATGCCGTAGGCATCCTGGTATCCTGATATGATTCTAGTTGTGACGGCGGTTTGCCCAACGCCATCAACCGACATGCCATCAAGAACACGATCTGAATCGCTGATGGTCTTGTTCAGCGTTGCGCCCGCAAGGTCATTATCCAACATAAGCAGGCGCATTGTGCCTTGAGACCAGTCCACGCTTGCAAAGGTTTGCTGGCATAGTTCTGATATCATCTTTGCCGCGCCGATGGAACCGTCAAGGAGCGCGAACGATACCCGCCAGTTGGCCCGTTCACTGTCAGCATTCGTGACGCTTGTTGAGTCAATCTCGCCCGCAGTCAGCCCGGCCCTTGTCGCGATATGGTCGCACACTTCCCCAAGCGTCTCAAGCAGGGCGCCACCGTTGACCGGGCCTTCCATGTCGCACACTATGGAGTCCGAACCATAGCGAATGTGTTGAGACCTCCGCTGCCATAGAACATCATCGCCGCCTGGTCCTGTGAGAGTTTGCCGGACGGCTCGCTGCGCCCATTGGATGGAACTTGGCAACATGCGAAATGATATGGTTGTGCAGTTGTGGCCGAGTATCGCGGCGTACTGGTTATCGTCTAGGTTTGCAGTATACGCGCCTTCGGGAATGGACGCCCAGGTTTCGCCTTCAGCAAGCGTCCGAACTCTCAGAATAGACTTGCTCGGATAATCAGAAACGATAAACACCGGATCGTCTGCGGCATATCTGACAGCAACCCCGATAGCATGGTCCACGGGCTGATACACCAAAGCAAAAGCAAACTCGCTCGCCTCTTGTCCAACGGGTGGCTTCCATGGGTAATACCCGCCGCTCCATTGCGCCTCGCGCTCACACCAAATCCCATTGGCCTGCCCGTTTGAAAATGGCGATGATAGGTAAGCTGTTACGGTTCCATTGTTCTCATATAGCCTAATCGTGCGGTATTGATACGGGCCAACATCCACTTCTGATGGTGAATACTTTTTGATTTTGAGTCTAATGGCAAACCCGGACCAGTAGCCGCTTGGCTCTGCGGTATCTAGTACCAATTCGTTATAGTCTGCAAAAGTCGCTACCCCTGAGTCTTCTACAAGCGACCTGTCGGTGATGGTAAACTTGTTTACGTATACCCCCGCGCCGAAATACCCCTCTACCTTTTCCCGTCCAACCCAGACATCTATCGGACTGATCGCGCTACTGGGCGGAAAGAGTGTCGCGTCCTCAACATAGAAGGTCGATCCATCGTATCTCAGCTTGGTTGTGGTCGCTGATGATGGCCCCCCGCCCTCTGCCCAGATTGCCGGGACTCCATACTTTCTGCCATACACAATCGGGAGCGCTTGGCCGTCGCTCGTCTCTGGGGCGGTGGTGAAGTCCCGCAAGGATAGGTTTGTGCCAAGCGGCTTAGATATCTTTGACTCATACCCAACCGCGCCAATAGCCACGACGCGCTGGGCCTCGTTCCAAGTGTAACGCCCTTCGGTCATTCCACGCCAAAGGATAACCCAATCAACGGCGGCTGCCCCAACCCACGTCAAGTACAGCGTGACCACTTTGCCACCAAGGCCAAATGACTTAGCATACCCCCGGATCGTCTCGTCTTCATCGCGCAGGCTAAATGTGAATCTGCGATTGTCGGTTATCTCTGCAATTGCCGAGCCCCATTCAAAGACGCGCCCATCAACCGTCTGTGTGCCTTCGGTTCTGTCAGCGTCGCCATAATACTTGTCGCCAACAGTGCCGCCCCATTCAACCTTGATGATATTGATTGCCTGGGAGCTTTGCAACTCCTTGTTGGTCAATCCGGTTGCTGTGATTGTCCTGTTACCAGCCAAGATTTAGCTCATCTCATTTGATAAATACATGGTCAATTCTAACTGGTACTGTGCGCCAACCGTCTTGGTAAACTCTAGTGACTCGTTCAGGATGCGGGCGGTATGCGTTTCGCGGATATGATCGGTAAATGTGAACGTGTTATATGAACCTTTTGCGTGCGTAGAGTACCACGTTTCAAAGGCGGTCTTCTGTGTTGCGGTCATCACGAACGTAAGCTTCACGGTTCTATTAGTGATGGCCTTGTCATAAACGAACCACGCCCCGGAAGCGTTCTGAACTCTGGTCTGCGTGCGCTCCCGGTTCAGGGCATAGCCAGGGGTCGGCGCTGGCAGCGTGGCGGTGTTCCCTGAATAGTTGAATGTTACTGTGGCGTTTGGTTTGGTCATTATGATCTCGCCTTTGGATTGAATGAACCTTGCTGCGCCCTGCGTTCTAGCCCCTTGGCTATGTTTGTAATTAGGTTTTCTTCACTCACAACAGAGCCCGCCACATTCACCACGACGGAGGCTATTTCGTCGTCCTGGTTTCTTGAAGAGATGCCACTTTCGCCTGGGTCGTTCGGGTCGTCAGATAGCCGCATGAATGGAACCTTGCCATCGCCGCGCTTCTTCTTCGGCTTCACCTTCTGGGCCGTCGCACCCTTCAAGGCCGTTGCCGCTTTCTGGTATGTCTTTATCATTTCGCCAAGTTTTTTTGTCATGCTGCTAATCGTCTTCTTTGTTTCGCCCGCGCTTATGCCAACCTGCTTGAATGCAGCCGCCAGCATGTTCGCGGCATTCTTCGCAGCTGTTGTCTTTTCCCGCGTGACGTCTAGCTGACCTTGAATGATCTTGGCCCTGCGCTCCTGTTCGGTTGCCTCGGTTATCAAGCGCTTCTGTTCTGCCTTGGCTTTGGTAACGCCTTCAAACTCAAACCTCCCAAACCCAAACGCGCCCTTCTTCTTGATCTGCCTCTGGGCGCCCAATTCACCACGCTTCGCCAGTTCGGCTGGGTCTGTAACGATTTCTGCCGCTTCCTTGCGGAGTCGCTTCGCTTCGTCAGTGAATTCCTTTTGCTTGCCTAGTAAGCCATTCGCTTGCTCTTCCAGTTTGCTTAGTTCGTCTGATACCGATTCCTTTAGTTCCTTGCCAAGTTCTTTAATCCCCGTTTTAGTTCTGGCCACTGTCGCCTTGCGTAAGGCGTCTGCCGCCTTCTGCGCTTCCTTCGCGGCGTCAACGCCAACCTCTTTCCCGTCCTTGGCGACCCCCTTTATGCCCTTCTTCGCGGTGGCGAACATTTGCTCCATCTTGAATGCCAAAGTAGCTATGGTCCAACCAACCCGTTGCTTGAGTATGGTTTCCCGAGCCGAATCAAGTTCGTCGTCTAGGATGCCCCCTAAATCCTTGATGTCGCCGATGATGTCTTTCTTTGCTTGCTCGATGCCCTTGTTCTTTGGGTCTGTCGCGTCAAAGTGTTTTCGATGGGCAGCGGCGGCTAGGTCAGCAGATTCTGCGTCGCCAATGCCGCCCATTGTGGATGGCAAGCTACCGCGAATTTTGATAATCTCAAGTCTGATCTTGTACCCAAGGTCTGCCACGAACTTCCCTATCGTCAAGAATAACCATTTGCCAGCGCGGAACGCAATCTGGGCAAAGTTCCAAAGTATCTTAGGTAACGCGATCGTTACAAAGTGGAGGCCGATTTGAATTCGGTTAACGATAATGTCTACCCAACGCGCCGAAGCTGGCTTCTTCAGAAAGCCCCAAAACGCCTTCACCTTTGCGGTCAGCGAATCAACGATGCCCTGCGCCCACTTTTCATAGACGGCTTTGTTCTCACGAAGGAACTTTGTGATGGCGTGGAAGATTTTGCGGAGGTTGTCGATGGCCTGCTTGTACGGTTTGCTGAACGCGTCGCCCATGTTCTGGAAAACTGCAATCCACGCCGCCCGCAGTTGGCGAAGTTTGAATGCAAGCGTATCAGTCATTTTGGTGAACGCGGTTCCGAGTGCGCCAGTGGTGTCTTTGTACTCTCCCAACATATCCTTGAACTTGCCAAAGTTCTGTGCCAGTGCAAGGATAGCTCTGGCCGATCTAACATCGCCTGCAATCTCCTTGACGTCTGCCAGGCCCTTCCCCTGGAACTGTTTGATGATGTCAATAAGCGGGAGCATCTTCCCGGTAGTATCAGCAACGACAATCCCCATCTTCTTCATGGCCTTTGCGGCTTCTGAGGCTGGGGCAGACATGCTCAGGAATAAACGGTTCAGGCTAACCGCAGCCATGCGCGTATCAATACCGCCCAGGGTTATTGCGGCCATTGCTGCATTCAATTCCTTGAAGCTCACGCCAGCGGCCTTGGCGGTCGGTATGACAACCGGGAGGCTTTGCGCTAGTTCGGTGAATGTGGTGCGCCCCAAGCGAATCGTTGTAAAGAGTGTGTCTGATACGTCCGTCGCGTCTCTGGCTTCACGCTGATAGCCACGTAAGCCAGTTATTATAAGCCCCGCTGCAGTCTTTGCGTCCACAAGGCCCGCCGTGGCAGCCTTGACTGAGGCGCGTAACACCGTGGCGGATTCGGCTGCCTTGGTAAAGCCAGCGGAAACGATATCATACTTGGCTCCGGTCATCGCCTTTGTTGTTTGGCCAAACAGGATGGCTAGTTCTTGCGCTTCCGTCTTCAACTTCCCAAAAACTTCCGGCCCCCACTTTTGCAGAAGTGTTCCAATTTCAGTTAGGCCAGTTTCGAAGTCTGAAAACTCGTTCAAGCTCTTACTGATGCCGAGAGTTATCAGGGCTACGCCTGCCGTTGCTGCTACCACCATACCCTTGATTGCAGACTTCGCGCGCCTAGCAAAGCCAGACAAAGCCCGCTGGCCAGCCTTCAGGCCGGAGATAAAGCGCTTAGTGCCCGCAATCAGTTCAACGCGTACTTCTTTAGGCTTGGCCATGATGGTTCCTTGCGAGCAATGCGAGGCGTGTTCGTTCCCGAACTGCCGCTACTTCCTGAGCAACATCTTCTCCAAACTCGTCTGCCAGCGTTTTAGGCGTGTGCATGATGTGATCTAATCGCTTTGCCAACTCTTCCGCGCCGAACAATGCAGACGTGGTAAGCAACGCTGTTGAGATTTCTTGGACGATCATTTCTTTATAGACATCCATTGCTTCGCTAAGTCCAAGTTCCCAGACGCTATCAACGTGCCACCTCATCCCAACGGTAATCTGAATATGCAATCTGCGAATTGTGTTAATTATGGGGTCTGGCTTTCGGATGCCGGGGGAACTTGCTTCATGTCCCGCATCTTCTGCACCGAACCCCTCAGCCAGTTTCCCACTCGTTTCACTATGGCGGCAAACGATCCCGAGTCCCTCAACTTCTGAAACACAAACTCGGCATCTTCAATTGAAATTGAGTCCGCGCATTCTGAACTGCTGGCGAATATCGGGCTTCTGGACTTTGGCGAATAGGTTGTTTCACGCACGAATGCACCAACTAAATATGGCGCGGTCCGAATGAGCGGGCCAAGCATGTTACATGACTTGGAGATTGCGTCGGCCATTTCGTCTTCGTTTGTTTCGTCCACGTTGTAGAACGACGTCACGAGTTGAATGATGGCTCCTTCCTGCTGTTCTGTGAACTGCTCGAAGAGCCGACCCCAGCCTCCCAGGGTCGGTTCTCCGATATCACAACACTTGCCACAAGGCAGGTTCTCGTTTTGTACGGTAATCATTCTCTCTATTCCTCCATTTGGAGTTAGCTACGGGCTGCGACTGTCAAGTTTCCGATCAATCCGCCGTTCGGCTTAGCGAGGTCGGGCAGGGCTCTAAATGATTGAGTGTTGTTCCACTGTTCGCCAGTGGCCCAGGCACTTACTTGATCGCCTTCGGGAATCACAATCCACAATTCAAGCTGCAATGTGCTGGCCGTTCTGGTTTGCCATGGGCGCACACGAACTGCAAGAGCCGATGTCCTGCCAGATTCGCCTGCGGCTTGGCCAAACGGTTGATACACACTGTTATGCGTTTCCTGATCCATAAACAGAACGGCGCACGCTTCGCTTGAAAACTCGTCTGTGCGAATCTCAAACGTGACGGCATCACCAGCGCTGTACAGGTCATAGACGCCAACAAGGTCAGTTTCGATGGTTTCCTGTGCGCGGGCAAACGTGAAGCTGATTCCATTGCGCACGAAGATTTCAACTTCGCTTGCGCCGTCGGGGTCAAACACCAAAGATACGGGGCCAGCCTTCATTGTTTCAAGGGCAGACTTTGCGGCTGACGGGAAATTCGCCATGATAATGCTCCTGTTCTAAGTTATGCCCAAGCACCAATGCGCTTGACGCAGAAAAGTTCAAATCTGAGTACACGGGTAATCACTAAAAATGTATCTTCCTGCCAAGCGTCGCGGGGGTCTTGCTCAACCCCCATCAGCTTGAAGTTACTTGTCAGTACCGTAGATGTATCGGATAGCGTCGTGTTGATGGTCTCCGGGTTGTTTGACACGTATTCAACTATCGCATCCTCCATGTCGTCTAGGGTGTCTTGTGATGGGCTGAACAGATAAACCTCTACAAAGCCGCCCCACGTAGGAGCGCCGAAGTCGTTTGTCGTTTCTCTGGACCTGATGTTATATGCCGCGCATGGATAGACGGCGTTATCAGGTGGCCATAGCGGGTACACCCTGTCACTTATCAGGGTGGTTAGGGCCGTGACATCATCCTTTAGCCACTCGTATAAAAGCTGCCTAAGTTTTTTGATCTCGGTTGCCATGCTATCCCTTGGTCAAGTCAGACGACAAGCCATCTATGAACATCTCAAGCGCCAACGCGCGATACGGTATGATGATGGGTAACTTTGCTCTTGGGTTGCCTCTCGCCTTCGCGGGCCAAGTGTTGATGGGCTCGTCACCTTCACGCCAGGCCATTACCTTACCCTTCGCTATGTACCGCGTTCCAGCCAGTAGCCAGATTGCATAGTCCGTTGCGTTCTCAATTCCGCCAACAATGTTACCGCCCTGGGCTTGCACAAATCCCGTCATAGACTTCCTAAGGATGCCGCCACGGTGGCCACTTCTTGACGGCCCCTTGGCAGATTGCTTTTGTCCATACTTGGTTCCACTAACCGGGGAATGCTTGACGCTTTGGGCTTTCCAATACGTGACGGCCCTGCCCATGTTGCGCCTGGTCTTCTCTGGCGTCTTGGCTATCATTCGATCAAAAAACCCTAAGACTTCTGACACGTCCACCATTTTGCCAAGCTGGCCAAAGGCTCTTGTTCTTGCATTAGCCATTATGCCGGGGCCTCCTGCAAATAAACCTTTTGGTACTCGCCAAACTCAGACGCTACCCACACAACGGTAAACGGGATAGATACAGTTGTTCCGCCAGCGCTCGTCACAATTACCTTGTCTGGACGCTCGCCGCGTTTGTCGGCTCTCACGTCAACACCCTGGGGTATGCGCAACTCTGCGCCATGCTCAAAAGCAATGCCTTCACCGTCCTTTAGCATTCCGCCTCGGCCCGATGCGGTCCTATCAGAGACATACAAGCAAGGCTGGTCGCTGGCCGTAGCATTGCTAACCGCTCTGGTCCTCTCGCCCGTTGTGCTTTTCGCAATCGTCGGGCGGTAAAGGTCGTATGTATCTGGATATTGGCGCTTATCGTACATGCTATATCCCGTAGTTCCTATATGGGCCCAGAAGCTGTTTACAAGCCGGGTCAAGCCCTTCTTTGGCAAGCCATGTCTGAGACCATCCGACCACGTCGTTCTCTGCCAGCGCATCCTTGCCAGCTTCGGTACGTTTCCACTCGGCGTATGCTCTGCCAATCTGTATACGGGCGGCCTGCACAACGTCAGTCGGGATGCTCGCGAATCCGGCGGAATAGATAACCCGAATGTTTGCCTGGCCCGCAGACCACGCGCTATCGTAATATTGGACACGCTTTCCGGTTCCATTGCGGAGCGTCACAAGCTGATAGTCCGAAGATGCCACAAGAGATGATACTGCCCACGCTCTAGTACCGTCCTCGTAAATACTGGTTATTGCTCTGGCGGGCTCGCGCAGGAAGATGTAAACCTTGCCGCAGCCATCAAGATATTCCGTTACTGTTGTGTCTATCAGGTATCGCCTACAGTAGCTTTCCATCCCGGCCTCGTTGGAATACAACAGGGCCTCGATGGTTGTATCTTCTGTTGACACCGTGACGCCTAGAAAAGTCTTCGCGTCTGCCAGGCTGAGTATTGTTAGCGCCATAGGGTTATCCGCTCATATCGTACACGCGGAAAAAGAATCCGCTGCCATAGAATTGCCATGAACCACCCCACTCTGCGCCAAGGTCATTCGGCGATATCGCGTTGCGGTGGCCGTCCCACCTGTGCGCTCCTGCGGTACTTGCAACGAGCCAATATTGCGTGCTGCCAGCCAGCGAAAACTGCGCCGGGAACTCAAACTCAATCCAAGCGAAGTTAGCCTCGTCCACATACACAAGTTTTGTGGCATTAGCGTCTGCCAGCGTTCCGCTTGGCTCTGTGCCGGAATCTGTTTCTATTCGCAGGGTCACGTTGCCGGCGGTGCTTGAGTTCTTGATCTTGATCACCGCCTTGAAAACGGAGTCAGAGGCGGCGGCCAACTCAAAGCCCATTGTTGCGGTCAGTGGAGCATCATCGTCAGACGATGTGTCATAATCGTCAATTAGCGCCGGGGCGCCAGACGCTATCGCCCTTGCTCTTGGGTGCCTAATTATCATTGCTTACTCCAACACGAAGACGCATTGAACTGTCAGGTTTTCAGCGTCGCCAGTTCCGCCCGCAGCAGTACAATCCACTTCAAGTTCTTCGCCACGGTTGATGTCATAATTCGTTGTGCTGATTGCGATAGCCGAGTTATCAACCCACGTTCCAGACGTTGAAAGCTGGATACCGTTATTGCTATCGGCAGTTGATACTGCGGCGTTGTTGATCTGAATATTTATCTTGGGCTCGGTCCCTGTGTCCACTGTCATTTGTACGCCGGAGAATGCCACAAGGTAAGCCTTTGGCCCGGACCACTTCATGGGCGAAAACATATCCACGGCCAGAAGGTTTGCTTCCGTTCCATCTGCGTATGTTGACCCCACAAAGAGGGATACAACCTGGACCATCTCGGCGGTCCCGACAAAGAGCGCGGTAAGGTCGCCGCCCATTGTGGCGCCAGCAATGGTAATGCTCGTGTCTGCTGATAGCGCTGTGATCTGGGCGTAATACGTTGTGCTGGAAATGGTGAACTTGACGGGCAAGCCAACCGCCATCAGCGCAGTATCTGACATGGTGATAACTGATGTGCTTGATGGCGTGGCGGTATACTTTGACGTTGCGATCAGGTGCCACCGTTCCCACGTCAGCGCGTCCGTGCCGCCGCTAGCGTGTGATGCCGCGTGGGCGCTTGGTGTCCTCGCGTCTGTTAGCCTGGCGTCAGCACCGCCGCAGGATTCATTCGCTCCTGTGCCTATCGTATGATGCAGGGCGGCCGCGCTAGCGTCCGTGTCTGGGCTTTCGTGCGTGTTCGCTTGCGAGAGTTTGGCCCCGGTCCCAACGGACGCATGGGTGTGATCGTTTGGATCTCGCTTATCGGCAAGCCTGCCATCCGCACCGCCCGCCGCTTGATTCGCGCCAGTTCCGATTGTGTGATGTAACGAACCAGACGCCGAATCGGTATCTGGGCTTTCGTGGGTATTGGCCTGGCTAAGTTTAGCGCCAGTCCCAACGCTCGCGTGGGTATGGTCATTCGGATCGCGCTTATCGCTCAGTCGTCCATCGTTACCTTGGGCGCTTGTCCCGGATGTGGTGCCATAGCTAACCGCGGCCGCAGCACTCAGCCTGAACCACTGACCAATCCCGCTATCTGGGGTAACATCGCCGCCACTTGTCGCGTTGACAGCATACTGATAATCAAACGTATCAGCGGTTACTCGGCGCATAACGCCATCTGGATCGCCAACGATAGCCGCAAGTGCAACCGTGGTGGCTACTGCGTCGCGTCGTGCGCCAGTTGTTGGGGCTACGTTGTTTAGTTTCATCTTGCTGTATCTCCTAGGCCTTGGTGGCCGACTGTACCGCAACCGCCTTGGCGCCAGTGCTTTCGTGGATCGCGTAAACTGCTCCGGTGCTGTCGTCAATTTCAACGCTAGAGCCAGTTGTCATCAAAGGAATGCCGCGCCCAACTATGGCGCCGTGATCGCCAACGCCGATATAGACTGGCGTGGTAGTCAGGTTCGTAACGGTAACCCATACCCGGTCATCGTCGGCGGCAGCAAGGGTATTCTGTATGCTCGGATAAACGTCTACGGTAACGGGCTTCGAGTAGTTCACTCTGGGCGCCTGGACGGACGGTACTCCTGAGTCTGTTGGGTCTTGTGGCATGGCTAATCCTTTCCGCACAATTTCAATACAGCGTGTGCATGACATTTATTGCTAAACTCTTTGAGCGCCTTCTCGCGGCCCTTTGCGGCTATGGCCTTGCGCTTGTCTGGGTTTGCCAGATAAAACTTGGCCTTGCTTGATAACTCGTCTAGGCTTTCCCACGTTGCCCAGTGGACGCCATCAGTAAATATCTCTTCCATCCCGGCGACCTTATCGACTAGCATAAAGCCGCCAGCCCCCATGGCGTTTATGGTTCGCTCGTTGAGATACTGAAACCCATCCGGTCTAACGTGTGAACTCAAATTGATCTTGGACGCGGCATACACGCCCGGCAACTCTTCATACTTCCTGAATCCGCGCCAACTCTTTTTCATTTCCGGGACGCCAAACTCTCCGCCCCAATCAAAGCGGCGCTCGCCCCACGGGCCATAAATATTGATGGTTCCAAGACCCGCAACGGCCCGGAGTATCTCGGCGCGTGTGGCTATGACTTCCGGGTACTTATCCCTGGGATATACGTTAGTGCCTACAAATGAGATGTCACACTTCTCAGCGGGGTTAGCGCTCGCCTTGCCGTGAAGGTCGAAGCCTGGCGGGGGCCAGAACCTGATGGCCTTGACGCCGCGATCCGCGTACCATGGAATAGAGCCAGCGCAACAAGTCACGGCAAAGTCAAAGCCCGGGATGCACTCTGGGGGATTATTGTCTACCATGTGGGGATCGTCGAAGCTATGGAACACAGTAGCCATCTCGGGGCGTAGCTGCTTGAGGTGATCCATAAGCCCAACGGGGCAATCTTCTTTGCACATAACCCAGAACAGAATATCAGGCTCAAACTCCTTGACAATCTGCCCTATAACATCATGGACGTTTTCAAGCGGCTCTGAGTGCGTACCGGGGCGACGTGTGGGCAGATACCGAACCGCGCAACCTATCTTCAGGAAGCCGCGCCCGATGGTGATAATCGCCTGGTCCCATCGCCTACCGCCGAGAATTAAAACTCTGGTATTCATGTGACCTCCGATGGCTTTTGAGCCAACCATACCCTATGCCAATAGTTCAGCTTGCCCTGGCATGTCTGCGCGACTTCGCTATATCGCAAAAAGTTGAAGCCGGCCTTTCGTAACATCACAATAAGCGTCTCCGCCGAGGGCAAAAAGATATGCTCCGGGATATCAACGTGGCGCTTTGCTCGTTCAATGTCGCCAAGGTGAATCACTCCATACGGCTCCGGCGTTACGATTTGGACATAACCACCGGGGCGCAGCATTCGATAGAACTCGCGCAGGGCTACGTATGGCGCCGGGCTATGCTCAAGAACGTGTGACGCAAACACCAGGCTAAACATTCCAGACCATAAGCAAGCCAGCTTGTGCATATCGCCTATCACGCAAGTATGGCCAAGCGCTCGGCAAAGTTCGGCCTCTTCCTCAAATGGGGTCACGCCAAGAATGTTAGTTGACTTCTCGCAACGCTTGCGAAGCTCGTCAAGTTCCCATCCGGCAGCCGGGCCAATGCTGAGGATATAGCCGTCAATGTCGTCTGGCAGAAGCGCGATAACTTCACGCTTCGCCTTGGCACATTCGGGATCTGCCTCGACACGCTCCGGGATGCCTTCTGTGACATCGGGGCGCGTTTGCAGATACGGCTTGATATATCCAGACGCGTCAGCCATTCGGCCATTCCTCATGACAAAATATCAACTTGAAGTCTCCCTTATCTTTCTTGGCTTTTGCTAACATCATGACATCGGTTGCGGTCAACGGTTCGCCAAGTTCTGAATAACAGTGCGGGTAGCTGTCCATTGCGCGTACAAGTTTTGCCATGTCTTTCCAAAGGTCCGCACAGTTGAACGGCCTGATATAGACGTGGACAACGGGCTTGTGGAGCTTTAGAACGCCCTCTGCGGCGGTCAATAGCGACGCTTCTGACCCCTGCACGTTGACTTTTAGGAAGTCCAGGCGGTCAAGTTTGTTCTGATCCATCGCGGCTGATAGCGTGAGGCCAAAGATGTCGATGGCGTCCGGGTTGTCTTGGGCGAAGAGAAGCCCAGACTTGCTGCTCCCCATGTCGCCGCGTGGTCCAATCGCAGTCCACCCGACTTCGGTTCCGATAGCATCTGCCGATAGCTTGATGCGGCTTTCAAGTGCCGGATTCAGCTTGACATTAGCCAACAGCGCGTCAAATGCAGACGGGTCCGGTTCGTAGGCGTAGACATCACACCCAAGCGCGGCGGGGTATAGCGTCGTGGCGCCAACGTAGGCTCCGATATCAAAGTACACGTCACCCGGTTTCAGGAACTTGTCAAACACGCCGAATAGCTCGGGCTTCCAATGGCCCTTGTTGCATTCGCGGTAAACGTACTCATTGATGTATTCGTCAACAATCTTGACTGGCTGCCCGTATAGGTCTATGTCAAGGTGATTAGACATTGCTGTCATCCAGTTCGGGTAGCGCGGTCTTTTGGAATGCAATCGTGCCGCCATCGGGCTTGCCAACAAAGCCAATCTCTTCAAGGTCTTTGCGCTCATGTAGGATCAAGTCAACGGCGGTCTCTACGCTGGCTGTCTTGGGTACAACTCCGCGCCTAGAGTAATCATGGAACGCCACAACGCCACCAACGCGCACACGCGGTTCCCAATAGATGAAGTCCGCCAACGCGCCAAGGATGCTGTGGTCGCCGTCGATCCATAGCATGTCAAGTTCATCTGGCACTATCCCACGGCCAGCCCATGGCGAGTAACCGCAGATAAGTTCTATCAGATGGTCTACCTCAAAGTCTTCCAGGTCCCCCGCAAGGTTCGCGTTGAAGTTCGGGTCCATGCAGTACAAGCGACCCTTGCGCTTCTCAACTTCTTTGGCCAAGACAATGGCGCTTCCCCCGCGCTTGGTTCCAATCTCAAGGATGGTCTTGGCGTCCGCAATCCCGCAACACTTCTGCAGAAGCAAGGCGTCTGCCTCAGTTATCAGGCTCCCAATCTTCGGATAGCACACATCCTTTACGTCAAAGTCACTCATCGCTTCCCTCCCAATCTCGGTCACTTGCGACCACCATGTAATTGCGCTTCGCCAGCCATTCAGGGCTTATCAGCGCGTCAAGGTTGACTATCAGGCGGCAATCGTAGCCCGCGAAAAATGGCTTCCAGGATTCGAGCGCCTTGTCTAATATCTCCGGGCGCCGCACCGCTGGCATTACAATGTCAAGCGTGTCACGCATCAAGAATATCCTCCAGGGTTGCCCGGGCTGCTGCGTTCCATTTGTCGGTAAGGGTTCGCATCTGTGCAAGCTGTTGTTTGGCCAAGCTACCGCCCACTATAGCCGCTGAGAGTGACGGCACGATATCGTCTATGTCGGTTGGGTTGATAACGCATAACTCTTTAGGCCCGCCGCGCAGAATCGGTATGCCATCCCAATAAACGCATGGCGTACCGGACGCGACAATCTCAGCCGCCGCGAAGCAATACGTCTCAGCGGTTGAAACCATAATCCCCGCGTGGCAACGGCTGGCGACTGCTCTTACATCCGCAACCGTGGGGCAGTCGTGGACATGCAGCCGAACGCCAAGCCGCTTCGCCATGGTCTCTAGGTTCGGACACTTGGCTATGTTTATTGATGTGACGTGCGCCTCTGCCTTGGCCATCGAGCAGGCCAGCATTGCGGTATAGATATTCTTGCGAACTCCGAACGGGCCGGGGATAAAGACGCCGCATTCTTTGTATTTGGCTTTCTTGGGCGCCTTGGGAATGGTCATTACATTGGGAAGCCACTTGATCCGGTCAGTGCCTAGCGCCTTGGCCCAAGCGTCCGCGTCCGGTTTCGAGGTTAGGCACATGAAGCGGTTGCCATGTTGAACTACATCGCCAAGCGCCATGAGTAGGTTGTCCATCTCGTGGCGGCTCGTATCCATCTGCGCAGTATGTGAACACCACCAATAAGCCAACTTGTTATTGACTTGCTCGGAGAAGTTCGCGCTATAGTGGCCGGGCAGAATGGTAAGCGAGTATTGCACCACGTCTGCGGCATTCGGAAGCCACTCAATTTCAGATGTCCCGCAAGTCTGGCCGAACTGCGCAACTCCCTCAGATACGCCGGGCGCGTCGGGCTTGATAAACACCACATCGCTTAGGTTGCGGTTATTGTCAAGGGCCTTGGCAAATCTACCCGAATGGTCCACACAAAACGCACTGGTAGCCTCTGGGGTCAAAGCAAGCGCCTTGACAAGCCCTGCATCCCACGCTTCTATCGGCGCGTTCCTGGGTACCACAACGCCCGCGCCGTCTGCTGCCATGTTGACAAGGTTCCCGGCGTCAGAGACCAGTAGCGGGATACCGTTGGCCCTGGCTTCTGCTGATGCGCGACTGAATGATTCGCAAGTCTGTGTTCCAATGAACAAACAAGCCGTCTCAGCGTAGACGGTTCGCATGTCGGAAACCCACTCGTTATTGACGGTAACATTTGCCAGCGATCCAGCCCTATCAATGACATCCGATTCCCGGGAATGCTTGTTGTCGCCAGCCAGCAACAGAAAGTCTATCTCGGGGTGTCGCTCGGCCAGTGACAAGAATATCATGCTACCCTTGCCAGCTTGGACACTTGGACACACAACATACCTAGCCTCGCGCTTGTCCACCTTCACGCTTGCGGCATCAATGGGCGGATAGACAACAGCGGCTGCCTTGCGCCCGAACACATCCTCAATGACGCTTGCGGTAAAGTCGCTATTGGCCAGCAGGGCCGCGCTTTTACTGAGTCGCGCAACGCCCCATGTGTCTTGGGCTTCTTTGGCTATCGGGCGCTTATGAAGAGCATCCCAGCCGCCGCTATCGGTCTTGATAATATTGTGCCAGAACTGGACCATCGTAATCAGTGGGATATTCAGCGCTTCGCATAGCGTGGCGATGTTGGCGGACGTGCGGACCTCTGTCACAATGATATCGGGGTTGATGGCGCAAATTGCGGAATTGACTTCCGCGTTTGCAGATACGCGCTTGTCCCTGAGGCTGGCGGTGTCAAGTTTGTGAAGCTCAAGCCAGTCCTCCGCAAGCGGTTTATCCCCGGCGTCCTTGGCGTACAGGGCGCTAACACGATACCCGCGCTTGGCTGCTCCTCTGAGGTACCCCAACATTGACATCTCGCCACCACCCCTGCCATGGCCTACTATTTCAGTCACAAGCAGGACGTGGGGCTTCCTGGGGGCCTTGGCATTTGCAACAGTGGGCGCCGCAATCGCACTAACGGGCTCGATGGTTCGCGGCTTGCTCGATGCGCTATCCTTTTGCCGCAACTCCCAGGGCAAGTCAAAGCCAGCATTACAAGCGATGTCCAACACGCGGCTGGCGGCCTTCTCTTGGGCGTCCTTGTTCTTGACGCTGATGCCCTGCCCATCAACCTTGACCTTGACAAGCGGCTTCTGTATCAAGACGATTCCACTGTGGCCACAAAGCTGCTCGATCTTGCACATCAGGGCCATATCATTCGCGGGGTAGAACTCGTCCGGGTATCCGCCCACGGCCTCATAAAGCCACTTGCGATACGCTCGCATGCCGTAACCCTGATGGCCACGCTCCATTGATGGCCCGGGTGTCTTATGCTTGGGGCGGTTGACGATGTTCTCCGGGTCAGTCAATGTGATATCGCAATAGACGACGTTGGTTGACTCATCCTCAAAGGCGGCGCGAACCTCTGCCAGCAAGGTCTGTTCCGCATAATCGTGGTCGTCTATTTCAAGTACAATCCCGTCTTCCGGCACGAGGCTATTCCCAATGCGCCGCGCTGAATCCACGCCCACGGACTCGCGCAACTCAACAAACTTTACGCGCTTGGGTTGGCCAAGGGCATACCCGGCATTGTCACCGTCAATTACAACGGTGATTAGTTCGTCGTCTGCCAATTGTGGGGTAAGCAGTCGGAGTTGTTTATCTAACTCGTTCTGTCGTCCACGGCTGGCTATGACTGGGTATATCCGAACCATCAGCTAGTTCCTAATCAATACTGTTTGTCCGCCCAACATATCGGGAATCATGTTGTTTACGGCTGGCTTCTCTACCCGCTCAATGATCGGGTCGTTGCGCTGATAACCAAGCAACTCAAGCTGCTTAACCATTGACTCGTCTATGTCAACAATAGTCCCGACTCCGTATGGGGTATGCCTCACGGTTTCACGCTTGACGAATCTTACAAAGGGCATCTCAACTCCTTGAGGGGAGCGCCACGAGGACGCCCCCCATGAAAACAGCTTAGTACGTGGTCACGAGGCCGATGCGGAAAGCATCAGTCAGCGGGGCCTGGCCGTCCCAGCGTTCCTGGAAGACAAGCTCCAGGCACCAACGCTCGGGGGCAACACCCTGAACCATACGCATCAAACGGTTTTGATAGACGATGTACTTTGAGAAGTCGCCAATCAAAAGTTTACCAACGGGCATGTTCCCGGCTTCTTTGAATACGGGCATCATGTTCATCAAGTATTGGGCGGACCTGATATCCTTGGCGAACGCCAAGCCAATCTTGAAGTGCAACTCGCTACCAGACACCAACGCGGGCTGATAACCAGCACGCCATCTCTGCGGCAACGTGGCCACAAAGTCAATCACGTTGGCTGTAGTGATTGAGGTTACGGCGGAACTTGTCAGACCCGTGGCGGCATTCAGCAAACCCAAGGGTCGGGTGGCGCCGTTACCAGTCAGCGGGTAGGTTTCGCGGTTGTGCAGGAATGATTCCGCAACCAGGTCAACGCAAAGCTGAACAACGTCAGTCTCGGCGTCGTCAAGCAGGTTGAGGTGGATCGGAACTCTCGCGTCTTGGGGATGGAGTGACCAACTGATTTCGCCAAACGTCGGCTCCGTGACGGCCACCTCGTCTGAGCTTGTTGCGGACTGTGACTTAGCATCTGTTCCGGTGTTGGCGGTGACATAAGTCAAGACTTCCCAACTCTTCACAGCGTCAGAAGATGTCGGGCGGACGGTCAACATGGGCCAGATAACGCTGGGTTCCACGTTGCGCTTGGTGACCATGGCGTCAAAGGCGTCAGGCACAGCAACGCCACCGGCGGACCCCACGGTTTCGGTCAAGGTCTGCTCTACAACGCCTTCTTTGGCGAAGTCGTCCCTAATCTTATAGGGCCGCTTGTTCTGGGCCAAGAACGAACATCTGAGGTACTCATTCAGTTCCGGGTGCGTCAGTTCGCGCTTGCCAGTGTCGGCGGACCCGGCGAGTGATGCGGCTGCGGCTTCCCGCGTGTCAAGCGCCTCGCGGGCGTTGGCGACGATGGTCGCGGCGTGTGCATCAAGACGGGTCATAAGTTCGGCTGATGCAAACTGCGCCAAGAACTCTGCGGTCTTGGGGTTTGCGATCAACGCGGCGGTATTCGCCTCGGCTTCCTTCTCCAAGGCCAATTCTTCTTTGGTCTTTTCCATGATTACCTGCTCTTTCTTCGTCTGAGGTTTGCTTCGATTTGTGAATCAACTCGCGCTTGTGCTAGACGCTTTGCGAGTGCGTCAAACTCGGCGATCCGGTCCGGGTTTTGTATGGCCCAGTCCTGATACACCTTTTCAGCCGTGGCCTTTAGCTCTGCCTCCGTAGGAACTACCGGGGGCGCAGCAAGTTCACCGTCTGGCTTCGCGGGCTCGGTATCTTCCGGGTCGGGCGTTTGGCCGTCGGGTTCAATCACTGCTTGCGCTTCGGGCTCTGGTTCTGCATCAATCTTATCTGACAGCGCCTTGACAGTATCCGTAAGGGCTGATATGGAGTCCTTGAGGCTATCAATTGCGGCGGCCTGTGTGTCTGGGGCTGGTTCTTCTGGCGTGTCCACTTGAACCGTTGCGCTTTTGGCAACAGTTGCGGGCGTCTCCGGGTCAAGCGCAATACCGTCAAGCGAATAGACCATCTCCTTTGTGCCGCCCTGCTTGACGTCGGCAAAGGTCTGAGTATTCCACTTGATATCTTCGGGGGCATCAAACCGCTTGGGGTCGCCATTGCCTATCGCGTCAGACTGAATCACAGCCCCGGCATGTGCGCCAATGGTGCAAACTGAGCATTCGAGAAGTTCAAGCGCCAACACCTTCAGGGCATAATCAGCGCCCTTGATAGCGACCTCTTCGGCCTCGCGGATGTAGAAGCCTATTGACACTGCCTTGAGGTATCCATCCCGAACACGGGCGCGAATGGGCGCCAGGTCGGGGTAATCGTCGCCACCTGGGATTCTGCCAAACAGTTTGACCTGGCTCTTTGTGACTTGCACCTTTTCCCAACGGCCAATGGGAACCGAACCGCTGTCGTGCGCATATGGCATGACGGGATTCTTGAGGAAGGCCGTGATGTCAATATCCGCTGGCGACTTCCAATCAAACACCAAGCCGCGCCTGTTTGGAGTCTTGCTCTTGTCCAAACCAATCGCCCAGAACGTAACATCGCCGTTTGCATCTTCCGTTGGCGGGGCGGCAAGCTCAAAGGTTGACTCAAGTTTTACAAGTTCGTTAGTTTCCATGTTACAATTCTCCGTTAGGTTCCTGCCTTTGTCGGTACGCCAACAGAATAGCAGTTGCAATTGCAGTTCTCTTCGGCCAGCATCCCGCCGCCTGGATATTGCATACTGTCTTGGCCAACGCGGTATGGGTCGCCATTGCGTCTGACCTGGCCATCAGCGGCGGCGTGTGTTGGGCGCGTGTTGACGTATGACGCGATCCATTGTTTGAACGGTACATCAAACTCGCTGCGGAACGCCTGGGCGCCCGCGTTGAATAGCTTTGTGGTCTCGGTTGTGGCAATGTTTCCAGCCCGGCCAGCGGTCATGTGTGAGAATGAATCCTCTACCATGTCGCGCATCTCGCCCCACGTCTTGCGCTTGGCGATTGCCCTGGCTATGACTTCCTCAACCTGCTTGCGCGTTGTGCTGGCTATTCCGGCATAGTGTGCGGGGCCGAACTCGGCGGCTGCGGCCATAAGTTCACTCGACTTTGAACTCCACGATCCGCGCCCTGGTATCCCGGCAATCTCGCCATCAGTCTGACCACCGATAACCAAGCCACGCACGTTGTCGCCTTTGGTTTCGCGGGCCATGTGGTTTGCAAGCGTGTTCTCATTTAGGACACTCACTACCGCGTCATCGGCGTCCTGTGTGACAATGCCATCGGGCATGTCCTGGCGGTCCTGGCTCTTGTCAAACTCCGGCATGAACTGTTCTTCAATGGACCTAAAGATGCGCACCCAAGTCTTTGTGTACTGTTTCAAGAACGGCACCTGGGCGCTTTCGTACTTCGCCATGATCTCGCGGCGCTCGGCTGCGCTATAGCCGCTTGGGGTTACTTCCTGGTTTATGGCGAGTGCTTGACTGCCAGCGCCAGCGGCGGCTTTACCCGCGTCTGATATCGGGATAAGGTTAGCCTGGACAAGCGGCTCGTCGCCCCAAGGCACATCATCAAGGCCGCGCTGTGCCCTAATCTCGTTGACGCTTTGGATACGTTGCTCAAGGGCCAGCTTGTCATCTGCGCGTTGTGATTCAGCATCAGCAGGAACGGGTGACGCCACTACAACGCGGACATCATCACCGTAGTATCTCCGGGCCATGTCATTGCGTAACTGGTCCTCGATCATCTTTGCTTTGGGTAGGATGTTCCACTTGGCAAAGACATACTCGGACGCTTCGGCGGTTGCCCTGTTCTGGACATCGCGGGTAATGCCCATAGCGATATCGGGTACACGGGACACGCCTGTTATCTCGTCCCTAACGTGCGTGGCCGAAGCTGAAAAGTCCATCTCGCGCGGCGTCTTGCTTGTCGGGGTCCAACTCATGTCAGTACCAATGCCAATGGCGTTGCCTGCTTCGCGGGCGCCACGGTGCGCTGAGTTGAACTCACCCAACAATTCCTTGCGAAGCTGGGGGTCTTCCTCGCCCATGGATAACACGCCACTGGAAAAGATGCCTTGCCGGAACGCTCGCCACTGGGCTTCAACAATCTTATCGTCAACCTGGACAGACGAGGCGGCGGCTTCAAGGTCAGACGCCCCATTGATAGCGTCGTGAAACGTGGGCATGACAAAGCGGACAACTTCGTCGGGCTCGTAATAGGTAATCTTCTGGCCGCGCTCGGTCTGCGATACCTGTTTGTAACCTCGGATAAATAGCTCCGGGTCTGGTATAGGTTCTACCGAGCCGAACAACGGCCAGAGTTCAGCGGGTTCCTGCATTCCGTTGAATCGCACATGCCAGTAATGCTCGCCCAAGAAATACCAATCAAGGGCAAGGTACCGGAGCATCATGCGGGTTGACATATGGGGGTTTGGTCTGGCAAGGACAGTCGCTAGTGGATGGTCTGGGGCATCTGCCCACACGTCGCCCGACTTAGTTTGTACGCTAAAGTCAAGGGCGCTTACCGCGTCGGCGATAGCTGTGGATGCGGCATAGGGCCATCGGTTGAAGTATGACGCGACCTTGCCAGCGGGAATGGTCTTGTAGCTGTGGCCAGCGCCGAATATATTCAGTTGGCCAGCGTCTAAACTTTGAACCACCCTGCCCAGGGCGGCTTGTACTGCGTTATTTGTTGCGTCCTTGATTGCGGCTTCTCGCCCCTCCCGGCCTGTAATCAGGCCCCAGAGGCGATCAAACATAAATTGTCATCCAAAGAAACTACGTGACAACAAAACACTTTTTGGGCGGCTCGGATAGGGATTTGAACGCGCCAGAAACCGCGTCAATTTGATCGTCGTGCATCCCCGGTAATCCAAAACTCTCCGCCTCGTCTAAGAAGTCCGGTATCCACGGGCCGCGAATCAGCTTGACGTTTCCAGCCTCGGCGGCCGCGCTAACTGGTTTGGCCCTAACGTCCTTCGGGCCTGTTGGTCTATCGCTTTTTACCGCGTAGCCTGGCAGTATGCGGCGCCTGTAAAGATCAATTGCATGTGCGCCCGCACTACCAGGCTCCTGTTCAATATACACGCTAACGGCTCTCGTGTCAAGGGTGGCGGTAGCTTTTACTAATTTTTCTACGCCGAGCGGGGTTTCTCTAACGTGGCGCATGTCGGCAATGTACCATACCCCGTCGAGCAATCCAACCAAAGCGCCAGCGGTCCAGTCGGGGTCATTCCCGTTTTTCTCTGGCGTTGCGGCCAAGTCCCAATACCTGACAACCTTGGCTTCGCGGGGTATGTCCTCGACAATCTCAAACCATGTGCGGTTGAACATGCCCCCCGTACCGTGGACGCTCCAATCCCCGTCTTGAAGCTGGGCCCGGGTGATATGGTCAAGCCTACTGAGCGATTCGAGGTATTCGGCCTGGTCAAGGTACGGGTTATCTGCGATCTTGGCCACCACAAATGGCGTATCCTGATTGTCAACCATAGCCGCCCTTACCCACTTATGTCCAATGCCGCCCGGGTTGCTGGCGGATCGTATCCGGATGGGTACATTTACGCCCTCAAGTCGCCTGGTTCGTGAGAATAAGTACCTGTAACATTCTTCCGGGAACTGGGTTAGCTCGTCAAACCCCACGAATTGAAGCTCTGACCCCTGATAGTTGTACATATCGTTGGCGTTTGCCATGTGCCCAAAGGCTAAAGTGGCGCCGCTGGGGAACGTCCAGCGCTTGTCAGACCCGTTCCATCTCGCATTCGTGGGGCCAAGCCACTCTTGAGACCGTGGGATTAGGGCGCCCGCTTGGTTCAGGTCCGGGTATGTTCTCCTGAGCAACAGAGCGGAGTAACCCGGCACATGGACGTACATCAGGGCAGCCATGAGCAGGGCGCTCGATTTGCCTCCGCCGGCCGCTCCGCCATAGAACGCCTCGATTCCATTCAGCGCCAAAAACTCTAGCTGCTTGCGTGTTGGCTCTTGCGGGATATAGCCAAGGCGTCTAGCCTCTGCAAATGGGGCCAGTGCCACAACCGTTGCTTTGATTTTGGCGCTTTGGTCTGGGGTCACGCTATCCTGATTCAAGGGTTGCCTTGCTCTCCGCAACCCGCAAATCGTGCTTGATATAGTACGCCTGCCCGAAAGATTTGCAAAGGCTGACACATTTTTCCCGGAAGTCTGGCCAATCTGTTATATCCTCAATTGCGCGGTTGTGGTTTAGCTTTCCTATTTTGATTGTGTCTACCTTCCCACATAGGGCTGTAACTACAGACAGCCCCTCACTGGCATCGATTACAGGCTCTACACTGACCCACGTTTTGATTCCCATTGATCTGGCCAATTCCAGCGATTTAATCCGATCCGCTACCGACCCGGCAAATGGTTCCCATTCTTCCCGCTTGCCATCGTCCATCCAGCACAACGAAACGCCAAATGCGCTTTCTGGGTTTCTGGAAATCAAATCAAAATCGCGAGCGGCCAAGTTCCCGTTTTTGGTGAGGACTATCACTCCACGCCCAGGCGTGACCATGTTCCCAGCAGTTACCATGTCAAGCGCCCTTCTCGTGATTCGATCTTGCTCCTCCCTTGGTTGATATGGGTCAGACGTGAAGCAAAAGAAGACTGGAGCGTCGCCACCAACGCCCTTGCCCAACTCCTTCTGGAGGTTATCTAGTATGTTTGCCCTCGGCTCCGACATCAAAAAAGCGTCACGCTTTAGCCTAAGAACACTCGGCGCATAGCAGTATTTGCAACCGTGCGAACACCCACGGAACAGATTGCATGCCCAGTCTCCATACTCAAGGGCCGCTCCCTTTGGTTGGTAGATTACTCCCATTTTTCCGCCTCCTCAAGCGTATGCCGTAGTAGTTTGCGCCACCGCTACCCGGTGATCTTGTCTCTACGGCTTCTTTTAGTATTATACCGTAATCGTAACACTTTGTCAAACAATAACTTACGCACAGATCAGCCAACCTCCACCTAATGCCATTTGGTACATCAAGGCCATTCAGCCCTAGCATTTCCAGGGCAGCTCCGTCTACTGCCTTCTGGCCCCCACTGCGCCCCATGGTCAGAAACACAGTAACGTCTTGCCCGCAGTTTTTGATGATGCTTTCCCAATGAGTCCACGGAGATCCATACGTGTCAACGTCTATCACGTCAAACCGAGAGCAAACGTCCTTGTCAGCAACCAGCCGACGGCTGTCAACGCGAAGGTTGCCGCGAGTGGCCTTAACATCTGCGGCTAGATACTCCTTGACATCATAATCTTTTTGCAGGGCGGTCCATATCTCCCGCTTCCCAGCGCAGCAGTCAAGAACACGTATAGGCTCTTGACTCCACTTGTCTAACATATACTTCCGGATTGCCAGCTTCGTGGTTAATGAGGAATTATCAATTGCCATCCCTTTCACCTCCACTGAGGCTGGTTTCAACGACAGCGTGGTCGTCGCCAGAATACTTTTCCATAACCCCGGCAAGCTCGCCAAACCGCTCAACGGGTAATCCAATCAGTACAAATGCCAATTTTGGGAGTGGCTGACTTACTCCTCCTACCTTTTGGATCGCGCCTGGCTCAAAGTCTGACACCACAATATCTAGCATCAGCGGGGCAATCAACTCTGGCAATTCGGCCTTGATATCGGCAAGAACTGGCAAAACACCGGGCGTAAACGTGCCGCTTA